GGACCGTGGACCGTGGACCGTGGACCGTGGACCGTGGACCGTGGACCGTGGACCGATGACGACGCCGAGCATCTCACCTGCACCCGGCCCCGGCAGCCCGGACCGCAGTAATCGCCCCGGGTCCCCCTGATATCGGGTCATATTTCACGCTAAAAAGACCAAAAAACGCGGTCCACGCCACGAGGCCTCAGGCCGTGGGGGGAAGAGCTAGGGCCATGTTTCTCTCAAATATTCATCAGAAATTTTAAATAGACTTTAACTGTCTTATATAAGCGTGTAATATTGCATATAACAAACGTTTTTCTTGCTGGAATGTTCCACGTGGAACACTGTAAATCTGCGTGACAAAAGTTAAAGGGACCCCCATGAGTAGAGCCACAAATCCTGCTGTAGAGGAAAAAACATTAAAGCTTCAACTGCGTTTAGCGCAGCTCGAAAAAAATGAAGAATGCCAATTTAATTTTTTAAAATTTGTAAAAGCTATGTGGCCGGAGTTCATTGCGGGTCGTCACCACAAGATTATTGCTGACAAGTTGGAGCGGGTCGCGAGCGGCGATCTGAAGAGGTTGATTATCAATATGGCACCAAGGCACACGAAGAGTGAGTTTGCGTCTTTTCTCTTTCCTGCGTGGATGATGGGCAAGAATCCGAAGATGAAGATTATACAGGCGACGCACACGACGGAGTTGGCTGTAAATTTTGGTCGTAAGACAAAAAACCTTTTGGACTCGGACGATTATAAAAAAATATTTACTAACGTGAAGTTGGCGGCGGACAGTAAGGCCTCTGGTCGGTGGGACACGAGTTCTGGTGGTATGTATTATGCCGTGGGCGTTGGATCAAACTTAGCGGGACGTGGTGGTGATTTAATTATTATTGACGATCCTCATTCGGAGCAGACGGCGATGTCGACGGCGGGTTTTGATGATGCGTGGGATTGGTACACGGGCGGTCCTCGACAGCGTTTGCAGCCCGGTGGAGCGATTGTTATTGTACAGACACGCTGGTCGGAAAAAGACATGACGGGTCAGTTGTTACGGGCGATGGCTAAAGATCCATTAGCCGATCAGTGGGAGGTTGTGGAACTTCCTGCAATATTTGCGGACGGTACGCCGTGTTGGCCGGAGTATTGGAGTTTGGAGGATTTGATTGCGGTCCGCGCATCGATACCGCCGAGCAAGTGGAACGCGCAGTACCAGCAGAATCCTACGGGTGAAGAGAGTGCGATTATTAAGCGGGAGTGGTGGCGGATATGGGACAAGGAGAAGGTTCCCCAGTTGGAGTTTGTGATTCAGAGTTACGATACGGCATTTTCTAGGAAACAGACTGCGGATTATTCTGCGATTACGACGTGGGGGGTATTTTATCCTAACGAAGGTGGTAGTGGTCCCAATTTAATTTTGTTGGACAGTGTGAAAGGTCGTTGGGATTTTCCGGAGTTAAAGGGGAAAGCATTAGAGCTTTATAATTTTTGGGAACCTGATACAGTGATAATAGAAGCAAAAGCGAGTGGAACGCCACTGACGCACGAATTACGTGCTCAGGGTATACCGGTTGTTAATTTCACGCCGAGTCGTGGTAATGACAAAGTAACGAGAGTGCATAGTGTGTCACCTTTGTTTGAAGCTGGCATGGTCTGGGTTCCGAATGAGACTTGGGCTGACGAATTAGTAGAAGAAGTTGCGGCTTTTCCAAACGGAGAGTTTGACGACTTGGTAGATAGTATGACACAAGCCCTTATGCGGTATCGTCAAGGTAATTTTGTGCGTCTTCCAACGGATGACTGGGAAGATGAAGAAAAATCTGCTAAAGTTAGTGTGTATTATTAACAAAGCCCTAGGCTTAATTACAGGATATTACCTTGGTAACTAAAACAAAGCCCATGGCGGTTAGAACAAATCGCCCTTCTTCCAGCAAAGGTCCACAGCCCATGGCGGTTAGAACCAAGCCGGTAGCACACTCTTTATCCACGGACCGTTTAGCAAATCCGATGCAGAGTATGGATGTTAAGAAGAATATTAAGGCCAAGCCTACGGAGCAAGCAAACCGACCCATATTGTCAGACAAGGCTGCTCGAATGATTGGAAATAGTCTTAAAGGTTTTGGCATTGCGGGTACAGCACTGACCTTGGGTAAAGCGGCTATTGATGCGGTGAGCTCTCTTCCCGGAGGAAAAAAGAAAGGAACGGCCCCTGCTTTTAGCAAGGATGGTAGAATCAAGAAATGAACCAAACTGCGGTAAACCTTGGAGCAGGCGGTTTTGTCTCGTATTTTGAAGATGGAGGTGCTACGGTCCTTTTAGAATCACCGATGGAAAACAACCAAGAGTTTTCTGAGGAACAGGCCTATGTTGAGCAAGGTGTTGGAGCGTTTATTGAAGATCGATTTTTTTCTGATCCTCCAGAAGGCACGGAAGGAATCCCTTTACCACTTAATGCTTCTACTCAAAACGACATACGAAGTTCTGGTCGCACAAATTCAGAAAATCGAGATTTATATTATCCGGAAGGGCAAACTTTTTTTGAGGCGCTTGCGGACACTTACAACTACCCTACTGAAGAATTGTCTGAAGGTGTCTACGGCATTGATCTTGAGAACGGTGCAACGCGCCATCAACGTCCGCGTCTCGATATGCCTACTCCTCAAGAGTTGGAAGATGTAAGAGCGCACATGCTTGGTTCGGCCATCACGGCCCGTGGCTATGGGCCCGAGACATCTAGGAAAGTGGGTGATGTTCATGAAATGTTCTTTAGTAATCGCGCTCATGCGGCCATAGACAAGCGGAACAATGCGGTAGGAATAAATCTTTTTAAGAAAGCTGGCATAGATGCAAGTACGTCGCAACTTACAGAACTGGTAGACAAACGCATCTTTGAACAGTTAAATGTAATTCTAGGTAGGACACCGGAGGAACAGGGTTCCCCGACAGACAAGCCGCGATGGAGTAAAAATTTCAGGAGCCCCGCAGATGGTCCTGACTTATACTTCCCTCGTGACAACTCAGGTTATTTCTTACCGGATCATTAGGAGCGTTTATGGCAACCGGAAAAACAAATGCGAGTTTGATGGACAGAAACATTCCATCTCAAATGAGCATGGCTGACATGTCGGCTGAAATGGAACTAGAACTTCCCGGCTCACAAAACGACGTCATGGCGATGTTAAATGCCGAGGATGTTGAAAGTATTGAGATTACCTCTGAAGAAGACGGTGGGGTAACGGTGGATTTTGATCCTACTGATCAACGGGGCGAGAGCCTTGAGTTTAGTGCTAACCTTGCGGAAGAGATTCCGGACCGCGAGCTGGGGCGCATATCCTCTGAGCTGCTGGGCGAGTTTGATGCTAACAAAGCCAGTCGTCAAGATTGGGAATACGCGTATTCCAATGGCCTTGAGCTGTTGGGCTTTAACTACGAAGAGCGCACACGGCCTTTCCGTGGAGCCTCTGGTGTAACTCATCCTTTATTAGCCGAAGCGGCCACACAGTTTCAAGCACAAGCCTTTAACGAATTACTGCCTCCCTCGGGTCCTGTCCGAACGGTAGTGATGGGTAAGAACACGACTAAGAAGGCGCAGCAGGCACAACGCGTTCAGTCGTTTATGAACTACTACATTACAAATGTTATGGAAGAATACACTCCAGACATGGATCAAATGTTATTCTTTTTGCCGTTAGCTGGCTCTACTTTTAAGAAGACATATTACGATGAGACGCTAGACAGAGCAGTGTCCAAGTTTGTTCCGGCGGAAAATCTTGTGGTTCCGTATGAGACCGCAGACCTTGCTTCATGTCCTAACATTACACAAGTTGTTCGTATGTCGTTAAACGATTTACGCAAACGACAGGTGGCGGGACTGTACTTAGATGTTGAAGTAATTCCCGCACAGAAAGAATTGACTTCGCTTACGGGAGAGATGGACCGTCTAGTTGGAGTGGAAGCCAATCAGATTGATTATGACTGCACAATATTAGAGTGTCATGTGGATTTGGACCTCGAAGGCTATGAAGACATTGATGAAGACGACGAGTTTACGGGGATTAAAATTCCTTATATTGTCACGATTTCCGAGGATAATGGACAGATTTTATCAATTCGTCGCAACTATCTCGAAGAGGATTCCCTCCGTAAGAAGATCAGTTACTTCACACACTACAAGTTTTTACCCGGTTTTGGCTTTTACGGTCTAGGCTTGATACACACTATTGGTGGCTTGTCCCGGACAGCGACTTCTGCACTTCGACAGTTGATTGATGCCGGTACGCTCTCTAACCTTCCTGCTGGCTTCAAGGCTCGAGGACTACGGATCAGGGATGACGATGAACCTTTACAACCCGGTGAGTTCCGAGATGTGGACGCGCCCGGTGGAGCGATTCGAGACAGCTTAATGCCGTTACCTTTTAAGGGCCCTGACCAAACATTGTTTCAATTACTTGGATTTGTAGTTGATGCCGCACAACGGTTTGCCACGATTACTGATCTTAAAGTAGGTGATGGTAATCAACAGGCTGCTGTTGGTACGACGATGGCTATGATGGAGCAAGGCGCACGTGTAATGAGCGCGGTCCATAAGCGTTTACATTATGCTATGCGTCAGGAATTTAAGATTCTTGCCCGAGTGATGTCTGAGAGTTTGCCCCAAGAGTACCCATATTCTGTTCCGGGTGGCGATGAAACGATTATGCGGGAGGACTTTGATGACCGTGTTGACGTTGTTCCGGTCAGTAATCCTAATGTATTTAGTCAAGCACAGCGTATAATGTTGGCTCAGACGAAGATGCAGCTCGCGGCCCAAGCCCCAGAAATACATAACCTCCATGAAGTTTACCGTGATATGTACGAAGCGTTGGGTGTTACCGACATAGATCGCATAATGAAATCTGTGCCTGCGGAAGAGCCTACACCTATTGATCCCGCACAAGAAAACATTAACTCTTTAGATATGCTTCCGCTTAAAGCCTTTGAAGGTCAAGACCACGAGGCGCATATTAAAGCGCACTTGGTTTTTGGAACGAGTCCTATTGTTGGTAGTATGCCTCCGGTAGCGATGACGCTTCAAAAGCATGTTATGGAACACGTGCAGATTTCCTCTAAGGAACAAGCCGCCGTTGCTTACTTGCAACAGGTTCAGCAATCCGGTGGTCAACCAGCAGACGAAGAGCAGATGCTTGAAATTGAGCGTATGACTGCGCAGTTTATTGCAGAAGGTCTGCAAAAAGTGAAAGACATGTCTGGGGAAATGTCGGGTGCAGGTGCCCCTGATCCATTGGTTCAGTTGAAGGAAAAGGAGATTGAGGTTAAGTCGCAGGAGAATCAAGCGGATAATCAGATTGATCAAGCCAAGTTACAGCTGGATCAAAAGAATCAAGCAATGCGGTCGGAGCAATTTGGTAAACGGATTGCGGCCCAAGAACGTCAGACAGGCGCTCGTATTCAATCAGCAATGGACAGAGAACTACTTAAACAAACTAATCGGGATAATTAATCATGAAAAATCGAACAGTAAAAGTAAACGGGTCTACCCCGAGCAACCCCCCTAAAGCGGTTGATTATGCCGATATTAAAGACCAAGGTAAAATTCCTTACGGTAAGACAGCTCCGGCTCCTGTGGCTGGTGGTTTGACTGATTTTGCTAACACACCTCGTAGAATGAGGACCCGTGGCACGGGTGCCGCGATCAAAGGCACGACCCACATGGGTTACTAAAGTGGCTATTGCAAAAAGCTCTAGTAAAAGTAAACTACGTTCAAAGGTCGTTAAGAAGGTGCCTAACCGCGCTTTAAAAAGTTTTAGCCCTATCGCACGTCCTCAACGTTTTATAGGAGTGTTGTAATGTTCCGTTATGAATCCAAAGACATCGACGGCGTTCCTTCTCTTGCTAACATAACTAGTCGCCTCCAAGAATACGAGCCCTTCGAGCGCGAAAAAATCATGCGGGATTGGCTTAAGGCTCATGCAAACCGGACACCAGCGGTAGAACCCGGACCAGCGGTAGAACCAGCGGTAGAACCAGAACCTTACGTTCCTATTGATGTAGCAGTTCCAACGGATTACCCTTACGTTCCTATTGATGTAGAAGTTCCAACGGATTACTCTTACGCCCCTGTTGGCGTAGAAGTTCCAACGGATTACTCTTCAATAAATGGCTCGAACACGCCCGATACTGCTTTGGGCCTTGGGTCGTTGGCTTCAAATCTTGCACCCGCGCAACAGCAAACACTGATCAATCAGCTTTTGCAGCAAGGGATAGACCCCCGTAGCGTATTTACCCAAGGTGTTCTAGCGCCTTCAGGCAACGTGTTTGAAAGACCCTATGCGCAGCAGGGCATAGGCTCGCTTAACAGGCTGCTTTAAGGAACCGTTAGGAATACGGTTAAAAGGGTGGTATAAGGTATCTTACTAATTTATTTTAAGGAGGGATTATGATTCAAGCATTGATTGGTCCTATAGTGGGCTTGTTGGATAAGTTTGTAGAAGACAAGGATCAAAAAAGTGCCTTAGCACATGAGATTGCTACGTTAGCAACTCGCCAAGCACATGAATCCGCCATGGGTCAGATTGAAATAAATAAGGCCGAAGCAGGCCATAGGAGTCTTTTTGTAGCGGGGTGGCGACCATTCCTTGGTTGGGGTTTAAGCTTCGCTATGATTTGGCATTTTGTTTTAGTGCCGATGGTTACCTTTGGGTTTGCTTACGCTGGTGTTGCGGCACCTGCGCTACCTGCGTTTGAAATGGAAAGTCTTATGACTGTGTTGCTTGGGATGTTGGGTCTTGGTGGACTTCGCACGTTTGAGAAGGCAAAAAGATTAACAAAATGAGCTATAAATTATCTAGCGGAAGTCTGCTTAATTTGCAAGGGGTACATCCTTTGCTAGTAAGTGTGGTGCAAACCGCTATTAAACTTACGGCGACAGATTTTGGTGTTATCCAAGGCGTTAGAACTTTAGCGGAACAACTAGAATTGTTTGAAAAAGGCGCTTCTAAAACCATGAAGAGTTTTCATTTATTGCAAGACGACGGTTTTGGACACGCGGTTGATCTTATGGCGTATATTGGGTCAAGATCGTCTTGGGAAATGTCTCTATATGATGACTTAGCTGATGCTATGAAAGAATCCGCCCTTGAGCATGGCGCTCATATTCGTTGGGGAGGTGCATGGACCGTGGACAATATCGCGCAGTGGGACGGAACGATGCAAGAGGCTATGGATAGTTATATTGATAGGCGCCGGTCTCAGAGCCGTCGTCCGTTTATTGATGGTCCTCACTTCGAGCTACGATCTATCCCATAATTTTGCAGTTTACCCTAGCTCGTCCCATATAATGTGTGATAAGATTATATCGGACAATGTTTGATTATATGCGAGGGGTGGATAGATGGATGAATTATATGTAGCCGAGGCTGTTTTTAGAATTGCAAAAGAAAGGCGGCAAGGCATAGCAGATTTAATGCTTCATGGTAATGTTAAGACCATGGAACAATATCGTGGGTTAATGGGCAATTTAGAGTGTCTTACTCACGTGGAACAGGAACTAAAAAGCCTGCTAGATAAACAAGAGCAATCCTTATGACAGTAACAACGACAGACCCCGATTCGGGTAAAACAGCGTTAGAAATTGCCCGCGATGAAAGAGCCTTGGCTCAAGCCACAGAAAAAGAAACAAAAAAGGAAAAAGATGACGTTAAGAAATCCGACGGAAAGAATGCGGCTAACCTAGCGGATGCTTACGTGGACACGCCACGCCTTAACCCTGACGCTATCGGGAAAACTCTCTTAGACCGAATGCCTAATCCTACGGGCTGGCGGATTTTAATCTTACCTTACCAAGGTACAGGAAAAACCGCAGGCGGTATTTTTCTTCCTACAGAAACTGTAGAGAAAAGCCAAATTTCCACCCAAGTTGGTTATGTTTTGAAGATGGGCCCATTGGCCTATCAAGATACAGTCAAGTTCCCTTCTGGACCGTGGTGCCAAGAAAAGCAATGGGTTATGTTTGCCCGGTATGCGGGCTCGCGTTTTCAGATTGATGGTGGAGAAGTAAGAATCCTTAATGATGATGAAATTTTATCAACCATTCTGGACCCGGAAGATATACATCAATTAACTTAAGGAGATAAAAATGGCTGAGAATAACGAAGTTGAATTAGACGTCGGTGATGCGGAAGAAGTAGAAATAGAGGTGATGGACTCTGATATTGATAATGAAGATAGTTCTGAAGATCAATTTTCCAAAGCTGAAACCTCCACTCAAAAGCGCATTAGTCGTCTTACTAAAAAAATGCGTGAAGCGGAGCGCCGTGAGCAAGAAGCTATTCAGTATGCTAAAGCGGTACAAGGCGAGTCAAACAACCTTAAACAACGGCTGTCTAGCTTAGATACCAGTTATGTTACCGAGTACACCACTCGTGTTAATACTCAAATGGCTCAAACGGAAGCTAAATTAACTCGTGCGATGGAATTAGGGGATAGTCAAGCGGCTGTTGAAGCTCAACGCGAGCTTACTTCGCTTGCTATTCAACAAGATAGAGCCAGTCAAGCTAAGTCGAGTTCGGATAGAGCACGGCAACAAGCTGAAGCAGCACAACAACACCAAGCTCGTCAGCCAATGCCAGCACAACAGCCTAGAAGGCCTGATGCTAAAGCAGAGCAGTGGGCATTGCGTAACAGTTGGTTTGGTTCAGACGAAGCAATGACTTATGCGGCGTTTGGAATACACAAAAGATTAGTGGAAGAAGAAGGATTTGACCCCAGCGGAGAAGACTACTATACTGAGCTGGATCGCCGTGTCGCGGATAAATTCGGGAACGGCTCAAAAGGCACCAACAGACGACCCGCTCAGACAGTCATTGGCGCTTCAAGAACACCATCTGGGCGCAGTAGTGGGAGAAAGGTCCGACTCACCCCGAGCCAAGTTGCAATTGCAAAAAAACTGGGTGTGCCGCTTGAAGAATATGCGAAATACGTGAAGGAGTAAAAAAAATGACTGAACAAAGTGATAAAGAACAAAATAGTTTGTCTATAAACCGTACTTCTCGCGCTAACCAAACTCGGGAGAAACAGGCTGTTCGTAAGCCATGGGCTCCCCCGTCTATGCTAGATGCACCACCTGCCCCTGATGG